GCCCAGACTTGGTCGATAATAGCTCTAGCCTCTGTACGTCCTGTTAGGATAACAACGTTTAGCCCGTCGTCGAATACTTCTGCAGGGATAGTGTTAAACACTAACTTAGCATTATCGTACCCGTTGCTTTCATCTATAGCAGTATCCAAAGAATATGCTACGTTTACTAACGCGTCGTTATCAATCAACTTAACAAGCCCGTCGAATAGTGCTAACTCTGGGTCGCCACTTAGCGTGTCCCCTAGTACTACTACTCGCTGCGCCTTACGTCTTAGAAGTACACCTAAGTAAGCGATAAGTACGTTTTCTAGTACCATTTCGCTATCCTGTCGGTTAGCCCCCAATACGTTAAGCATCTGTGTATACTTCCCGTTTAAGTCTTCGTTGCAGAATTCAATACCAGCGTATAAACGCTTAGCGCTTATCTGGCGACCACTAAAGGTTACTGCTCCTGTCGGTGACGGTGTACAGCCTACCATAGTTTTAAGGGTCATATCTGCCGTTAACAACTTAAGTTCGCGGCTTCCTTTTACGCCTTCTTCTAGCCTCAACATTCCTAGAAGCTTCGAGCTTTCTATAATGTCGGTTATAAATTCGCTTGACTGCTCGTCCGTGTAGTCGTCTAGCGCTGACACGTCGAAGTTGAATTTATCTTTTAATCTTGCTTTAAATTTGCTCATCTTTTCTAATCGTATTTAATCTGTGTTTGTTGTTTCTGTGTTATTTCGTGCCTCTAATGATCTCTGAAAAAGTCTTAGTTTCTTCGTCTACTTTCTTTGTGTCTTCGTTGAACTTGTCGTCTTTTTCTCCGGCCAACTTATTAACTTTTTTCTGTAGCGCTTCGTGCTTCTCTTTAAGTTCGTTGTAACGCTCTGTCTGCTTTTCGTCGTACTGCTTCATAAAAGCCGTAAACTGTGCAGCGCTCATTTCGTCGCCTGGGTCTTCTACTTCTTCTATAGAAGTTACTGCCCCTGTGTCGTCAAGTGTAATAACCTTAACTACTTCGTCAATAGTTATCTGGTGGTCGCCTGCTTCTGCCGGTACGTCTTCGCCGTCTTCGTTAACGGTTAGTACTATTGTGCCTTCTGCTAGGTCGCCTTCCCATTTGATAGCTACGCCGTCGCTAGTTGTAGCTTCTCCGAATTTGTCTTTACCAAATACAGCGTTCCATAGCTTAGCTAGTTTCGTTTTGTCTTCTTTGTTCTCTTTGTCGTTTTTCATTTTGTCGCCTTTTTCATCTGATTTAAAAATAAGTTGCGTAATGCCGTCTGCGTCTACTAGAATTCTTCGCCCGTCTGGTAGCATATATTCGCCGTCCATAAGCTTATCTGTATGTACTTCGCCGTCCATGTCTTCCCAGCTTTGCGTAAGTTCCGTGCCTACGTCTATAGTAGTTTCGTCCTGGTCTATAACTATATCCCATTTACTAACTTCTGTGACTACTCCGTACTTACCTTTAGCGGCCTTAAATTTTCCTGTATACTTTTTCATGTCGTCTTTTGCAGGCACTCTTTTAAATATTCCTTCTACACTAAAGCCGCCGAATTCTCCGGTTTTAACCTTCTCCCAGATTTCGTCGTTCTCTATGTAGTAAGAAGCTATCCAGCTACCCTCTTTTAAACTTTGTTCTGCGAAAGCTTCCGGGGCCTGTGCTCTATTGTTGCCACCGATAATATAGCTTTCTATCATAGTAACCCCTTCTATTTCTTTTTCGGGGTCGTGCATTTCGTTTAGGTTATTGTTAAAACCGTTCTTATGAAATTTCTTATGTATCTTCTTTATTTCATCTGATCTAAAGCGTACGTCGTGTTCTCCGTATACGTTGTCGTTACGATATATAATAGTATCTGCGCTAATCATTACGCCAGTTACTATACGTTCTTCGCCTTCTGCTTCTTCGTTGAAATGGTAGGGTACGTGTTCGCCTTTACCAAAAGATATATACCCTTTTGAGTGGGCCGGATAGTCTACGAGTGCGTTAAAGTCTACGCCGGTTTCGTCGTTCTCATTTACTACTATGTCGTATAATGGTCTATCCATTTATTAGTAAGACAGTTTTAAAGTCTATTTGTAACCTTTTAACCTATTGTGCTAATCATTTCTACTTTTTCGCCTTCATCTAAAGAGGCTTTAACGTCGCTATCTACAAGCACTACACGTGAAGCAGCGCTGCCCTGTCCTGGTCCTAGTTGCTCCGTGCCTTGTCCTTGTGCCCCTGGTAGCAGTGGTGCTGTTAATGTGCTTTCGCCTTCTGGTATAGTAGAAGGAATAGAGGGCGCGCCTACGGTACCACCGCCACCGCCTGCGCCGCCACCGCCACCACCTGTAGGCTGAAAGCGTGTAGCAGCTATCTTAGCTACATTCGCTGCACTTGTGGTTATTGCAAAAGCTAACGAAGCTATCCCGGCTGGGTTTGGTACCGGTCCTATAGATATAGGCGACTGGGACAGCGAAGCCGTTATAGCTTTATACCCGTCTGTTATTGCGCCTACTAGTTGTAAGGTTTTGTTTATTCTAAATTGCTTTTTAGCTGCTTCTTCTTCTGCCTTGCTACCTTCTTTTAGCCTTGACATTTTAACGCTAAAGACAATATCAGAAAGGGCCTGTATACTGCCTAGTGCACCTTCTGTAATTTTCTGTCTAGCCGCTAAAGAATCCTTTTCTATCTGGTTACTTCTCTTCGCGCTCCGCTCTTCTAATTCTTCTATACGTTGTTTATACTGTTCACGTATCTTAAACTTTTCGCCTTCTGTTAAGTCTTCATCTAATAAGGCCTGGTCGCGCTGTAGCTGTGCTAACTCTTTTTGTAATTCTATCTGCAACATAGCATCATTACGCGCCTGTATTAGTTCGCCTTCTAACTGTGCCTTTCTGTCTTCTGCTTCTCGCTTCGCTCTTTCTTCTTCTTCCTTCTGCTGGTCTGCGTCTAACTTCTCCTGTGCTGCTTCTTCTTTTTTACGTATGTCTTCCTTAAGCTTATTAAGTTCTGCTTCTTGCTTTAATGTTAATTCCTTCATAAGCTCGGTATCTTCTCCGAACTTCTCCACTAGTTGCGCCTGTTCTCGTTCATGCTTAACCCTTAATGCTTCTAAACTTCTTAAGCTTTCGTCTTCTATGCTGGCTACCATAAAGTCTACTAAAAGCTTCTGCCGTTCTTGTTGTAGACGTACTGCTTCTTCTTGTTCCTTCTGCCATTTCTTAGCCCTTTCGTCGCGCTCTTTTTGTAATGCCTTTTCCGAATCGCTGGCTATACCGTTTGCGTTCTCTATTGTTTCTGCTTGCTTTAAAATATCCTGGGCTAAGTTTTGTAGTACCTCTGATTCTCTGCCGGCGTTCGTTTGTAGCTCCTTTGTTCGCTGTCGCTGCTTCTCGGTTAATGATTCTACTAAGTCTTCTTGTGACCCGAAAAGGTTACTAAACCCTGCGCCTACTTTATCCATAAAGCTAGTCTGATCTTCTAGCGCTGCCGTTAATCCTTCTACTTGCTTTTCTGCTGACTTCTCGATAAGCGCGTTAGCCTGTGCCCTTAATGCGCTAGCCTGTACGTAAGCGTCTGTCTTGTCTACGTATATACGCTCTGCTTCTTCTAAGTCTTTAGCTGTTCCGAACGTTTCGCCTAATTGGTCGTTATATGTCTTAAGTGCCTCTTCTTTACTTATTACACCTTCCCTAGCTAATTTAAAAGCGTTCTCTACTTCGTTCGTAGTTTTAATGGCTTCCTGCGCTCCCTTGCCGTAGTCTTCTATTGTATCGTTGTACGCTGCTTGCGCTATACTAGCGTCGCTTACTACGCCTACTATTTCGTCCCATAAAGCTACTATAGTTGTTATGGCTGCTATGAGCGCTAGCAAAGGAATACCCAGCATAGCCGTTCTAAGCCCCTTCATGGCTCCGGTGCTTTTGCCTACTACTTTAGTATAGGCTAGCTGTACTGCTGTGGCTACCTTAGTACGTATATTATTAATTAATAACATAGCGTTACTTTCTTTTTGTAGGCTGGTCCTAATCTGGTCTAAAGAAGTTAATAGCGTCTGTGCTGCCTGTAGCTTTATCATGGTCTTACGCAGGTCTTCGCTATTATTTCCAGTAATGGCCATAGCGCTATTTAATGCACCATAACCGGCCACGGCTGTACTACCTATGTCTATTACCCCTTTTAAGTTTTTCTGGTCGTCTGCTAGTCGCTTGGTTTCGTTTTGAATATCTATATATCTATCTCGTAATTGTGCTGCCTGCGCTAATGCCTGCTTACCTATCGGGGTTTCTCTCCCTGCTGTTAATGCTATAGACTGATAAGCCTGTATTTGCTTATTCATGTCGCGCACATTTAGCGGGGTTTCTTTTACGATTTTGTTAAGCTTCTTAAGTTTATCTTCGAATGAATCGGAAGACGTTAGTACGTCGTTCATTCCGGCCTTCATATCCTTAGTGCTCTTTACTACATCTTTAGCGGTTTTAGCGCTTGTCGTGCCTACGTCCTTTATAGAGTTGTCTAGTTTCTCTATACTCTGTTCTACCTTCTCTACGTCGCCCACCGTGTTACCGGTGTCTACTCTGGTATTAAATACTATCTCTTCTGCCATAATCTATTATTCATTATCTACTAAAATTATATCGAACCCGCCAGAAACTATCATATTATTATCTGTTACGTAGTCGCACTCTAGCCATATATCAGTACGTTGCTTAAATACCTTAAACGGCTTAAAGTCTTTCTGGTTAAAAGAGCTTCCCTCTAACGATACGCCTATAGGCTCTTCTAATATTCTTACGCTTCCTTCTGGTATAAATTTAGTTTGTCTTAATTCTGCGCTTACCATAGCTTGCCCCGTTGTGCCTGGCCTTAATGCTTCTAACCATATATTAGTAACAAAAGCTGTCTTGCCATTTGGCACGGTGTAGAACGCTTGTGCTGCTTTGCCGTCGCCTTGTGCTATATAAGAAGTTACGGTAGCGTCTGTCTGTGCTGTCGCTGTCATGTAATCCGCGTTCTTATTACCGGAGCCGGCTAAGTCTGTGTGAAAGTCGTTTATTCTTATATAGCTATTAATAGTGGCTACGTTCGTTTTGCCGTTCATTATTATAAATTCTCCTGCTTCATTACAGCTACCGTCTAGCCCGAATATATGCGCTACGGCTGCGCCCGTTCCGTTCTGCTGTACTACTCTGTAGGTGTCTAATAATGTTAAGTCCTTGTCGTCGTGGAATGGCTGTACTGTTATTTGCGTTTCGCTATCTACACTAACTATTACTGAATGATCAAAGGCCGTGTCGTTTAATAACGCGTCGCCTACTGCTGCACCGTTTGTTACAAAGGTGGCCGCCGTGTCGCCTATCTGTATGTTACCATCTGACAGCACGTTAACAGTTTTAATCGTTCCTGTTTCTATTAGCGTGCCTTTGTCTTGAACTGAATTAGACTTAATGTCATGTCGTCTTGCTGCGGTCGGCGGGGTAATTAAACCCGAACTGCTCCAGATTGTTTCTGGCGTGGTGGCTGTGCCTATGTCGTTATTTCTACCGTATATATTTACGTGCTTCATTCCTGCGAATTGTCCCGCAGAAAGTCTAACCATATCTATAGTGCTTATAAATGTCATGTCTTTAAATTATATTATACGCCACTCTGTGCCGTTGCTAAATACTTCTAGTGTATTGTTCTTAGCTAGGTTTACTGTAATAGAACCGTTTATAGTATTCGGGTCTGCATCTATTGTTATTACTCCGTTACTATCGTTATTAATTATAAATCGTTTTCCTATAAGGCGTTCTACTTCGTTAGGCAGTGTTATTGTTACGGCCTTTACTGTTACGCCTATATATTCGTCGTAGTCACCGTCTATAGAATAATTTACGTCTGTAGTTACGGCGCCTGTTTGCTGCCCTCTTGCGTTAGGGTTGCCGGGTACCGTTGGACCAGGTAGCGTTATTATTACACGCTTCGGCTTTCTAGCTTCCAGTACTTTTATTAGTTCTATATTCTGGCTGTCTGCTGCGTCGTCGTCAAAGTCCTTAATTTTATTAAGTCTAAACAGTGCGCCGTTAATCATAAGAAGCCTGCCAAAGTCTCTGTTCTTTACGTCCTGTGCTAGCCATTTAATATAACAGCTAATCCACTTGCCGGCCCTGCTTATCATTTCGTTTATAAACTGGCTGTAGTATTCGGAATAAGTATTTATCGTTGTTATTTCAGAAGTGATATAAAAGACTTCCTGTACTAGTTGAAAGTTTAAATCGTATGTCGGGTTTTCCCAGTCGTCGAAATGGTGCACGCTTGGATAGGTCGCATAGTTCGTAGGGTTAAAAGGTGCGCTAGTATTTCTTAATGTCCAGTCACCATTCTTTAGCCCGTTACGCATCATTATACGCGCTTCGCCTTTGTTCGGTTTAGGGTTGTTGTTTGCGTCGTAAATAATGAAGCGCGGCAATATTAAGCCGTCGTCTGTTTCGTATGGCACTATAGTAGACCAGGGCACCTGTATTACCTTTTCACCTTTCGCAAAGTGGCTGCCTTGCACTAAGGTATAGTCGCCGTATTCTTCCTCGTACTTCTCTAGGTATACCGCTGCGTCGTGGTCCTTGTTCTTTTTGAATTTAAACTTTATAGTTTTAGCGTACTCGTTGGCAGTTGGCTTTATAATGAAGTCGCGGCTATGGTCTATTAAGTCGGTTATGTCGTCGAATTGTGCAGTACTGCTATAGAAGTCTATAAGCGGTTCCACGGTTGTAACTCCGTATACGTCCGGGTCTGACTGCATTAAGTTAAACTGCCGTATAGCTCCTACTAAAGCTTCGCTGCATTTCATGTTAGGTAAGAACTGATTAAGCGAAATAGTGCTGCCGTCGTTAAGCTGCGTGTCTATGCAGTCTAGGTCTATTGTTATAGTTCCGTTGGTGGTTATATCTAAAGTAGCAGTCTGCTTTTCTATACCTGCCCCCAGTGTAGTATATAAGAAACCTGGGTTAATTTCTATTTCTATAACGTCACCTGCAGAAAAGAAGAAGTTTCTAGTAAAGCTTAAATTAACCGTGCCGCTTTGCGCTTCGAAAAAATCACTCCCAGTATGTATTAAAGACCCGTTTCTAAGCACTCGTATAAACGGCCCTATAGCATTGTTGTAAGTCATGGTGCCAATGCTAAAGCTAAAGTCTAGGTCCATGCCTAAATCTAAAGTATAGTTACCCGTACGCTGTATAAATATTCGGCTGTCGTCGAACTGTGCTAGATCGTCCTGCGCTACTACGTATGTAAAGTTATCGTCGTCTAAAATGTCTTTAGGAAATAGCGTTTTTAATATTGGAAAAGTTGTGCCGCCTGGCCCTATCGCTGTTTCGTCTGTGGGCCATTTTGTCTCTTGGTAGTTATAGTCACCTGTATTTATTTCTACTTCGCGCTGGTCTATGTCTGCCTGTGTTAGTGCTTTTACTTCTCCGCCACCATAACCAAATAGCACGTTCTTAAAACGTGTGCTATCTAAGAAAGTAGAACTATAGCTTATGCCTGCGAAGTCTAATATCTTAGTAGCTACTTCTCGTAAGTATACGTATGGTATCATATCCACAGTACGCCACGTAGTAGCGTTAGGCCTGTCTGTGCCTCTTTCAATTAATGGGTAAAGATACCCGGACCCAGAAGCAGCAGCCCAGCTAGCAGCTATGTTCGCCTGGGTTAGTGTATGGTCGTAGGCGCTCCAATCTAACTCGTTTACTCCGATATTAGAAAGTAATAAGAATAGGTCTATAGTTTCGCTATACAGCCTTACTGTAAATCGTAAGTGCCCGTTAAGCCTCGTAACACTAATAAGCTGTAACAATGCTTTAGGCATTATAGATACTCCATGTCTTTTAAGCACTGCTTCGCGCTTAGCTGTAGCGTCGAAGTTTATACTATCATCTGTTACAGTTAAACTAAACGCGCCTTTGAAGTACGAACGATTTATACTGGTGTCTGGTAGCTCTATAGTTTTACTGAAATTACGCTTACGCTTTTCAGGCTCTTTAAAGTCTGCTATAGCGAAGTTTATAGGTATAGCTATTTTTTCGCTTAAGTCTAAATTTATTCTATCGCTTATTAGCTCTGTCATTATCTACGTACGGAATTTGTAGTATTTGCCAACTTGTACTGTATGTCTTCATCTATTAAACCGTTGAAGCGGTCCTGACCTAATTCGTATGCAGACCCTAGTATATTGATAGCGTTAGAGTTGCCGCCTATTTCGTATAGAACATAGAAGGGGCTATTATATAATTCTACTACCCAAGCGTGTAGCGGCTCTGTTATATATCCACTTATCAAGCGGCCTAAGTCTGTACGTGTTTTAACGTAGTCTATCTGTCCGGCCTTATCTGATTCGTATACAAAGTCGTTACCTTGCCAGTATCCGAACTGCCTACTAAAGCTTTTACTATCTATACGCGCGCCCTGTATATCGTTGTGCACGAATATAAAACTATCAAAGGCCCCGTACTGATTTAACCACTGCAGCGCTTTAGGCTGGTAGCAGTAGTCGTCTAGGTAAGTGAATCTTAGTAATTCGCTGGCGTCGATCTGTATAGTAAAGTACGCTGCCTGATTAAGCAGCGCCGGTGTTATTCCGGTTACACTTACTAGGCTGTCGCTGTCGCCTGTTACTTGCCATATGTCATAGTTATTTGCTACGTTATAACTCCATAAGCTTACATCGTTTTCGTCGTAGAATTCGAAGTATATAGTCTGGTTACTTCCTACTATCATAGAAGCGCTAAAGGTCTGGTCCCTTAGTATTTCTATATTGTTATCCGGATTGTTAGTTAACCACTTTTGAAGCTTCCAGTCTGTGTCGAAGTCGATAGCCTCGTATGTCTTTTTGTCTACTTCTGCTTTAAAAGCTTTAGTAGTGCTGCTGTTTAACTCTAGCTGGTTAACAGGTGGTGTGCCGTAGTTCTCGCGTACCTTTATAAATATATCTGCTACCGTTCCGCTTTCGCTATGGAAGCTAGATAATAAAGCAGGTGAACTAATAAGCGCGTCTACTGTCTCCTGTATATCTATATGCGCGTAGGCTCCGCTTTCTGGAAATATCCTTTCTTCGCTTTCTTTTGCTCCGTTTACATATACTTCTACTATATAACTAAAGTTAGGCTGCCCGGTCTGGTCCGAAGACCAACGATACATTAAAGGGTTACCGCTTGGGCTGTATGCTTTTGGTATGGTGTGGTATGTTATTGCCATGGTGCTACTATGCTTACTTCTATGGCCCTACCCATTACACGCTCGATAGGTCCTTTCAGTTCTTGGATTAAATTGTTATTTACTACATCTTCGAAAAAGGGCCGCTTCTTCTGGCCTTCTTTTTTTACGCTATTCATTATAGCAAAAGTGAAGCTTTCGTAACTGGTAAACTCTGGCGGTAATGATACGCCGCGCGTTGGTATCCAGTCTCTAATAGATTCGAAAAAGCTTTTTTCTTGTGCCGGTGCTGGCCCCCAGTTTGGCGCCCCGTTGTTTACCTCTGTGCCATTTACTCCGTAGTTGACGTACTTCCAGTAAAAGTCCATAGATACGCCTACGGCCACTTCTTTACCTGTATATACTACTTCGCCTGGTTTAATGCTCTGCGATAGGTTACGCCTGCTGGTGTTTACTTGTCTATCTACTAAAGCCTTCTGCAGTCTTTCGGTTACGTCTTGCATTAGGTCTACCAGAAGGGCACCTAATAAACTGCCTGGCTCATTCTTTAGAATAGCCTTAGACGTTCCTACGTTATTTAATAAAGCTTTAATTTCTTCTTCTGACATTTTTGTTTTTCGGCCCTTTACTGTTAGACAGTTCTTTTTTCATCTTGTAACCTAAGAACTTAAGCTTACGATCGAAGCTGTATATATTCATTCTTTGGACCTTACGCCAGTCGCCCCCGTAGAAATGCTGCGCCACTAGGTCTACGGCCATAAACCATTCGTTGACTATTTGCGTCGTAGTCTTAGTCTTCTTAGGCTTATCTTTATCCTTGCTCGAAGAATGTAAAGCCTTAGAGATTTTTTCAATTTGAGCAAAAAAAAAGCGTTCAAGTTAACGAAGTCTTCTAAATTAAAGTGCTCTTCAAAGTCCTTATATCGGTCCTTAACTGGATATAGTAAATTATCATGTTCGTCCATTTCGCCGTACGTGGTGCCCTTTGGTATATAACTTAAACATGCTAAGCGTACAGGGTCTTCTATAAAGTCGCTAGCGTCCGTGTCCATAATGTAGCCTACCGGTGGCCGCTCCATGTTTACTAACTCGTATACTTTGCCGGCTATAGTTACTTCCTTCTTAGGCTTCTTCTTTAGCTGCATATTATGATAAAGCCCGAAGCAGTGTATTATAGCTTGGTCTAAGTCCTGCATATCTATACGCCTTATAAAGCCTTCTGACTTACCCAAGAATTGAGACATGAACTTAACCTTACCTGTAGTGGTTAACTGGTAGTGCTGGAAGTCTGGATTAGTTAGCGCCTTAATATGGTTAACGCGTAAGTCGTCCTTAGTCTTAGGGTATTTTAGCTTTATTGTTCTGCTCATGCTGTAGGCATAAATAGATAAGGTAGCAGGCCGCTTCTGTCATATCTATATGCTGCTATTCCTTCCTTAGTTAATAACTTAACCTGTAGGCCTTCTGTTTGTATTACGTGACCTTCACGGCTTATATTCTCCTTTAGCACGCTTACTACTTCTGCTGCTCCGTATCGTTCGTGTATTACTGTTTCGCCTATATTCATGCCTTTATGTATTTATAAGTTGGTGTGTGGTTTAATACTAGGTCCGGTACTCTTTGGTATCCGTACTCATTCATGTACTTATCTGTAACGGCTAATACTTCCGGTGTTTCTGCTTCTATGTATATATTACCCTTACCCCTGGTGAATGTTTCTTTAGCCCCCTTAAGTAATTGTTCGTTATAATGTTCTACGTCTATTTTGATAATATCGTAGCCCTCGAAGAATGTGCGGCTGTCTATGGTCATTATATGTACGTTGCCTTCTGCATTTTCTTTTACTTGCATCATGCCTACATTAGTTTCGCTTTCTGACTGCATGAAGCAAAGGCCTGGTTTTTCACCTAATGCCATATGGTATATGCGGCCAGCTAATGTAAGGTTATTGCTCTTCATGTTTTCGCATAAGTGGTTATAACTGTCTGGGTGTGGCTCTATACTGTGTAGCTCTTCTGCTTGCATTACTGCAGCAAAGAATAAAGAGTGGTTACCGATACTGGCCCCTATATCTATAATCTTTCCGCCTTTCTTTTCGGTAGCATAGATATAAGATAATAAGCCGTTACGCTGCACCTCGTAAAAGTTGCCATGCGTCCAGTGCTTCTGCATGTGCTCTTTATCGTTCTTTACTATAGCGTTTACTTCTACGCCGTCGAAATGTAGTGTTACTTTTTCCATGTCTTTTAATCGTATTTGGACGGGCTCTTTTTCCTTATTGCTTCGAACCTGTCTAGGGTTATTAATTCTTTATGTAGTGGCATGCGTCGCCTGGGTGGGTAGTCACAGTTCTTTATACTTTCTTCTACCGGCTGTAAATCTATTGCCTTTACAAGCATGTCTATTTCTGTTTCGTATACTCTTCTGGCTAGGCTGTCTATGGTGTCTTCATAATATAGCGGTACATGCTGCCTGTCTATTAATGTGCCTTCGTCTATACCTCTATCTATTATGTGCGTGGTAACCCCTATAGGCTGGCCATTATATATAGCCCATTTAAAAGCGTCTAGGCCTTTACAGTTTGGCAAGTATCCAGGGTGTGCGTTTATTATGTCGTGGTTATTTACTACGTCGTCTGGCAGTAGCCCAGAACCAGCTAACAATATTTTAAACGGCCTTATATTGTTTAGGCACCCATTTAATAGCTGTGGTTCTGAATACATAAAATCAATACCGATATTATCTGCTGTATATTTCGCATTTACTTTGTTTCTAGCTTCCGGCCTGTGATTTATAAGCGGCCGTCTTTCTGGTCTTTCTTCAAACGGCAATGCTATTAATACTATTTGTTTTGCGTCTACTCCATACATTAATAGGCTAAGTAGTAGGTCTTGCGTTTTACGGTGTGGCGCGTCGTATGTTATTACTGCTATCTTCATTAGTGCTTAATCTTATATATTTCGTTTGCTAATTGTTGCTGTCTATATGCGCTCTTGTGCTCCGTGTCATATATGGCCGTGCCTGGTTCTATTGTTAATTGTTTAATATACCCTTCGCTATGTTTAAGTAACATAATGCGCTTATCCTGTTTAGCAGCTTCTAGCCCTATTACTAAGTCTGCCATTTTCTTATCTTCTGCCTGGTGAATTCCTACCGGGTTAAAATAGTCTGTCCTAAACCCTGTTACCCCTGTGCCTGGTACATCTATTTGCTGTGTTTCATTAACAGCGCCTAGACATCTAAAGGCTAGGTGCCCGGTATAATACGCATAGTCTATGCCTCGTAATATTCTGCCGTGGTGTGTTACTATACACTTATGCTGTTCTATGGCAGCTATCATATCTTCTATATATGTAGGGGGGTATAATAAGTCGTCGTCACAGCTAAAGTAGTATACTGGCTCTTTGCACATGGTAAGGCCATAGTATTTGCCGTTATCTGTTAAGTCTGGGTTGTGCTCATTATCATATAATATTATTTCGTCTACCTGTCCTTTAAGGCTTTCTATAGCTTGTGCCCTTACTTTTTCCCTTCCTTTAAAGGTGGCCATGCCTACTATTATACGTGGTCGCTTTGGCTTGCTTATCAGTGGTGTACTCTTCCTTACCTCTGGGTGCATAGCGCTTTCGTGTGTGCCGTGGTAACATAATGCAGGGCGTGTGTGGTACATTGGTACTTTCATAGCCTGCAGCTTTCGTGTTATCTGGTGGCCTACTCCGCTAGACTGTACAGACTTAAACCAGTCCGGGCTTATAGGGTCTATCTTTAGCCTACTTAATGTACGTCTATTCGTTAGACCTGCACAATCAAAAAAGCCAAAGTGCATTAATGTATAGTCGCCTACTTCGTGAAAGTCTTCATAGTTGACAATAGACCCCCAACAGCTAGTGCGGTTGTCTGTTATAATGTTAACTACAAACGGTTGCCGGCTAAACAGGTGGGCCATATTCTTAATGGCTACTATATCTAGCTGGCTTATGTCGTCTGGCAATATTAAGTAGTCGTCGTGCCCTGATCTTAAGCATATATCTATAGCCTGCTGGTACCTTCTCCAAAAGTTCTGCTTACCATATGTAGCAGGGTCGTTAATTACTGCTACATCTATACTATATGCTTCTAGCTCTAATATTAAAGCCTTTATCATTTCGTGCCTTCCTGGGCTACTAAATATTACTGCCTGCATTGTCTTTAGTTTTAAAGTAATGTATTGCTACGTTGTATGCTTCGTTAAGTAGTTGTAGCTGTCGCTTTACAAATAGTGGGTGAAAAAATAGCTCTAGCATAATCGTTACTTGTACGCCTTTCTTCTCGTATATATACCGCTCTACTATTTCGGCCATTGCGTTTATACTTATATACTCTGTCTGCATATTAGAATAGGTGTATAAGTTCTGATTCTTTAAATGTCCTTATAGTGCCGTCTTGCATAGCTACCGTTACAAAGGTCTTACCCCAAAAGCTTCTATTTGCTCCTATTACATAACCGGTATTACTTGACCTGGTCCCGGTGCCGTCTTTTACTGTTACTTTAATTTTCATGGCTGCTATATATTATCATTGGTTTTTTGCTGCGGTCTGATATGGCTTGTATTATGTCTGCCTCTTCTTCGTCTGTTCCGGAGACGTCTGGGCGGTCGACCCGAGCTTGGTCGATCTGGTGGAGTCCACAGGGTATTCGAGCGCCGTGAAGGTGCTCCTGGTTCTCACCCTGTTCAGCTTCGTGCCTGCCCTGGTACTTACCAT